CTAAACCTTGTGTGTACATATTAACCATACTTTCTTGAGTAAGTGTTCGCACATTGTTGGCTATATTATTATAAGCTTCTCTAAAAGGTGTTTTATCAATAGCTTTTAAAGTTGCTATTTCGTTAGCGGATAAAGTTCTACCATCAGGCATTTTAAATTGAACATTTAAACCTTCACCTACTATTTCAACGTTACCATTATTTATAGCTGTTTTTAAAGACGTTAATCTTGGATCGTTTCTATAATCCCAATCATTAGCATCCATACCTGCTATTTCACCAACCTTAGTGTAAACTGCTTTTAAACTTCTTATTTGTTGTAGCATTTTTTGTTGTTCAACAGCTGAAGCATTAGCAAATTTACCTTCGTCTATAACAGAATTTATAGAGTCTTGCAAAGCGTTGTTAAACTTTATATCTACACCAGTTATTAACCCTATGTCAGCAGCGGCCATACCTGCAGCTTGCGATATGTCAAGTTGTTTTTCTAACTCTTCTTTTTCTTTTCTTTCTTTTTCTAGCTTTATTCTTTGCTGTTCAAAAAGATCTTGAGCTGAACCAAATGCTTGTTGGAAACTTTTCTGAAAAGCTAAAGGATCAGCCTCGAATGTTTGTCTTGGATTTTTATAACTCATTTTATATGTTATTTAATTTTTTAATCCTAGAAAGAAAGAGGATTGGTGTATTCAGGCCTTGCAAAACCGCTAATTGGCGTTAGCAAGCTAGTAGATGACGATACCGACGGTAAAGTTGTTTGTATGTTGGCATCAACATACTGACTAAAAGGATTTGAACCACTACCACTACCACCGAAAGCTTGAGCCCCTAAAGAAGCACCTATACCTGCTAATTGTCCAAAAGCTGATTGTTGCGCTTGTATAGCCCTTTGCTCTCTACCAGAAGCACCTTCTAACGCAGCTTGAGCTCTATCTAACGCCGTCATTTCTCTTTCTTCTTGTTGTTCAAAAACAAAAGCTTTACCTTTGACTTTAGCTTCTTGAACTCTTTGTATCTCTTCCATTTTAAGTTGTTGCATAGATTGTTCTCCTTGTGCTCTTAATCTAGCGTTTTCAGCTTCTTGTCGTTCTATACTAGCTGCAATACCTTGCTTACTTCTCGCGGCGGCTTGTGCTAAAGCTGTAGCTCCACCAGCACCTGTACCTGTGGCTCTTAAAACATCTAGTGTCGATGCTAAAGAAATATCTGCTTGTTCAGCTTGCATTTCAGCTGCTTGAGTTGCAACCTGAAGATTAGCAAAAGGATTAGTTACCATAGAACTTAAATCTTTAATTGCACTAAAAGGATCAATTATATCTTGTCTTTTAGCTTCTAATCTAGCTATTTCACGTTCTTGTTTTCTTCTCAAGTCTGCAGCTGCTCTTCTTCTTTTACCCGCTCCAAAAGCTCCGAAAAGAGAACCTATACCTTGTCCTATTAAACCTATTATTGGATCCATTTTAGTAAGAATTTACGTTATAATTAGTTGATATTGCAAAAAGTTCTTTCAGACTTGATGCAGATGTTTTAACTTTAAGTTTCATGAAGAAACCTTTTATACCTGATATACTTTCTCCAAATACAACTTCGTTAATTGCAGAAGAAGATAAGTTAATAATATTAGAAAAATATTTGTTATGTGCTTTTTGAAAACCAGAAATTATTAAATCTTGGTTACTAACATTGTAAGCAGCTACATCTGCTCCAGTGTCTGTTTCTGAAGCTATGTTAGATATATTCCAAGTGTCTGCTCCTTCGTAGTTTAATGTCAAAAAGTTTTTACTTGTTGAAGGACCTTGATTAGGACCTTGATTAAACACGAAGTCTATACTAGAATCTGCTGAAGATGCTCCATAAAAACTATTACGCGTATTATTAGAATACTGCTTCCATACATGAGACGTAGCACTACTAAAAGTGTAAAAATCACCATCTATACTACCTCCACCTTTAGGAAAAAATGTGTAAAATGAAATCCAACCTCTTGAACCTTCATCAAAACCTATAGTAAAACTATTAACATTGTTAGGCATTGTAGTTGTTGAAGCTAGATTATCCATAGCGTTATCAACTTCAGTTAATGATATATTATCTATAGAAAGACTAACTGGGTGTGTTTGTCTTTTTATTTTAAGTTCAGTAGCGTAAGCTTGCAACTCTACGGAGTGATAACCTACAGTTACAGGTAATGTTGCACCATTATCGTCATTAACACCTAAACGAGGTACTCTTAATTCACCTGAAGTAAGAGCAGTGATTTCGTATTGCAACCTATATGTTTTACCAACTTCCATTACTCCTACTTGGTTGATACTAACAATATCATCATTTGCAGTATTAAAAACAACAACTCCACCAACAACAGAAACAGCACCAGAACCAGAAGTATCATCTGTAAATGTCCAGTTGGTTGTACCATTACTAAAATCACCATTAGTAATTAAGTTTTCTCCTTCAGCATGTACAATATACTTTTTATCATGTATATCCCACATACCATATATTTTATTAGCTTTCTTTAAATTATTTCTAAAGAAACTACGCATACCATAAGATGATAATTCTGTTATACCGTCTCTAGAAAGTCTAAGTATTAAACCTTTTGATTTATCTGCGAAGTACTTTCTACCAGCATAATAAGCAAAGCTTTCAGGGTTAGTAGCTATACCATAATCACCAGCGTAACTAGAAACCTGTCCAAAAAACTCACTAGTAGAAGAGGTTAAGTTACCTCCTTGAGCTGTGAATATAGCGTTTTTGTTTAATAATACAAATGATGTTTTTTCTTCTTGAAAAATAAGTAAATTAGTATCTTCTGCAAAAAGCTTTTGAATACTACCTTTATTATTAGAAATGTCTTTTTTAATAGAATTAGCTAAAGAAAATTGATTAGTATTATTTACACCAGTAGATTCATTATACAAACCAGAAGCTAAAAGTTCATCTTCTATTGTTTCTTCAGTAAAATCTGAATTAGTAATATAAGCTTTAGATCCAAAACCAATAGAGACCTCGTTAAAATCACCTTTTATTCTTGATTCCTCAATGTGACATTCTCCTCCTTCATTAGCAGTTTTATCAAATTTGAGTATTACAGTGTTAAAATAATTTATATTTATTATTTTTGCCATAATAAAGATATTACGTTTTTTTTACTTTTTTATTGATTATGTAGAACAATCCGTTGGTGCTATAGCCCAGTATCCTGTTACATTTGGAAAAGAACCTTGGTTTCCCCACAAACCTGTACTACTTCCATCTGAATACCAACCAGCGTTTGCTAATTTACTTAAACTAGCGTCTTTAAATATTTGTTTAGTAGTGTTCGTGGCTAGTGCGCTATCTGCACCACCTTCTGTGTAATGTAAAGTAACAGTGTCTGTAAATTCTCCATTTACTACACCTAAACATGCTTGAGCTGATGTTGAATATGCTGAGCTATTACTATTATATTGAACAGTGTGTGTAGATGCTGAGCTATCAAGGATAGTAACTACAGTTTGTGCAGATACTGTTGTAAAGTTTAATGTTGTACTATTGGGTATTTGTAATGTTGGTCTTCCTGTTGTTAAAGTTAATGTTGTCCCACTAATAGCTCCAACTGTAACACCGGCAGGTACATTAGCTCCAACTACTAATTGACCAACTTCTATTGCCGCATTACTTGCAGCTAAAGTAACAATAAGCTCTCCTGCTGTATGAGCGTTGCTACTTGCAACCGCTTGAGTTGTTATTACTGAACTAGCACTAGAATTATCTGTAGCCACGAAAGTTAAAGCAATTTGATCAGAAGCTGAGTAAGAACCAAGCTCGTCACCGCTGTCTTCTGTTATAACGACACCTGAAGCATTAATCGTAAAAGCATCGTTATGATCTAAAGCTGCACCATCATCTGCCATGGTTCCAAACTCCCCACTTCTAACCTCTAATAAGGAAAATACTAAACTATCAGTAGTAGCACCTGCATCTCCATTATCACCTGTTACCGTGCCAACAGTTGTAGCATCAGCTGTAGTTTTAACTATTGAAAAATCATCTAACCCCGTAATATTAGCTTCAACGTTAGTTAGTGTAAAAGTAATTGCTTGGTCGTTTGTAGCTCCATTAAAAGTTGATCTAAAAGTTAATATATAGTCGTTTTGCCCTGTAAATGTTATAACATCATTGTTGTTAATTGAGCCAGAGCCAGACCTACTTATTGTTAAACTATCTTTAGCTGTTACGATCCCGTAAGATGCTCCACCAGATGAAGCTATAGCTTGACCTATTTGTATTAAAGAATTATCAGGGTCTATATCAAAGTCGCTGCTTCCGCTACTAGAACCATCAGCAATAGCAGTAAAACTTGAAACATGAGTAAAATTAGTACTTGTTTTAACTTTATATACATTATCTATATTATCAAAAAATACAGTAAACTTACTAGAAACATCAATGCCTCCACAGGTAGCTGACTGTAAAGTTACCACAGCTGTTGGCACAACAACCGAACCGTCTTTGACGATTATATTTGCTAACGAAGTTCCAGAAGCAATACTTTCAGGAAAATTAATTGCAGTTGCACTTGAATTACTCGCAGCGCCTTCAGATGTTACAGTAACCGTGTCTACAACTAACTCTCCTGAAGTAGAATTAAGGTCAGAAACTAATCCTGAAGTAGGTGTTTCATAATATATATCTAAAACAGATTCAAAAGGTTCCGTTTCAAATACAGCTAATTGATCTGTAAAATTAAAGACGACAGACCCTATAGGACTACTACTAGTGTCTAATTTAGCAACTAAATGATTTTTTTCATGCTCAAAAAACTTATAAGTCTTATCTCCTAAATTACCCGAATTTGTAAAACCATGAGCACTAAGAGCCCCTATACTTTTTATAGTTATTAAATCACCATCTAATTGAGATAAGCCATCACCTGGAGTATTTGAATTTATACTATCATCTTTGTTTATTATTTTAGGAAACAGTCTAGTTGCACTAGGAGATGTATTATCATTATCAACTGTGTTAGTTGTGTCTCTTGGCACTTTGTTTATATTATCACCATGTAATGTTAAATAATCTGGTCCCGTGCCATCAAATGATACGTTCATAACACCTGGAGCATAAACGTTATAATACTCTTGTTCTTTTTGTTGTACAACAACTTTGTAAGAGAAAAATCCTAAAGGATTATTTGTGCTGTCATAAGCATTAGCTATAGTTTGATTAGTAAATGTTAATGTAACACTACTACCAATAGTTTGAGGAGAAGTTAAAACTAATGCTGTATTAGATATTGATTTAACTTGCACATAACCACTTATACCAGTCCCTGTTACTTTTTGTCCTACTTTAATATTAGCTAAATTACCACCACTTGCTAAAGTAACATTAACTGATGCTGTAGAAGCTGAAGCTGTAGCTTGCGTAGTTGTTGTTGATACATTTTCATTAAAAATTACTTGTAAATTATCACCTACCCAAGATGTAGAATCAAATGAACTTTTTTTAGCTAAACACTCTACAGTAGAACTATTTGTACTAGATAATATAACAGATGTTGATCTACCATAATAATCTGATAATACAATACCAACTTTATAACTTCTTCTTTGTTTTAATGATAATTGCCCGTTAAAAGATGAAGTAGAATCATCTACTCTGCTTGATATAAAAACGGTATAATCTATATCAGGTAAATCAAATCCATGAGTGTTATTACCATAAATTAGTCTATTACCTGCAAACTCTTGTGCTTGCGATTTTTTTGGAACTTTATCAAAAACTCTAATAGCTTGTTCTTCTGATAACGTAGACGTTGGTAACTCACCTTTATATTCAAAAACAAACTGATCCGAACCCCAACTTGAATCATCAATGTTTTTTGACTCTATTAGTCTTATAGCTGGACTATCAGATTCTTTTAACAAAAAGTCTATTCGAACAATACCTAAATCAGTTAAAGGAGCTGCTGACGGTTCAGGAACAGTCAAAACAACTTTATTTATTCTATTAATTACTTTATTATTAACTGTAGTTTCAAAAGCATCAGCTATTTCAGTTGATGTCATTTTATTACTAGCAGTTCCTTCAACACCTATACTAAAAGCTACCTCAGTGAAAGGTGATATTACAGAATATTCATTATCTTCAAATTTATATCTATAAGCAAACCTTAAAAATTTGTCTTTCATGTATTCAGAAGATACACTAGTATCATGCGAAATTACCATAGTTGGCGCATAATAAGGACTATACTTAGCAACACTTACTTTAGCTTCACTATTATAATTTGTTGTACCAGCTATTGCTTTAGTAACATTTATTCTTCTTGGTTGATTAACGTTATCACTGAAAAAAAGAAAATCATCAACTAAATTTATACCCGTTATTAAGTTGTCTTTACTAAAGTTTAAAAAACTATCACCATTAACTAGCAGTGAAGATGTTTCCGTGTTAACGTTATAAACATATATTTTATGAGCTGTGTTATTTGTTAAAAAGTAAAATATTCTATTATCTTGGTTATCAAAGAAAGAACCTACTACTTCATAATCAGAACCTAAACCTATACTACCAACAGCTGTGTTACCTTTTACGTTGTGAGCGGTACCAACATCTGATGTATCTGATTTTGTTATTTGAACATTTACAGCATCTCTATACTCTCCTTCTGGTAGCAGTCTATCATCCAGAGATTTATTCATTTTCCCTTTTAGAAAAGTATTTTTAATTTCTGGCATTTAATTAATGTTTTATTTGTTTACTTTTACCTTTCATTACTTGATTCATTTTCTTAGGATCTAAATCGTATAATCTTAGCTTAGCGTTTCTCATAGCAGCTCTTCTGTCTTTTTGAAAACGTCTTACTATGTATTCTGGAGTATTGGACATAGAAGATAAAATAGCATGAGCAACATATTTATATATAGCTTCTTCAGCAAACTTATGCACTTTCATTTCTGCATCAGTACCTAATCCATCAGAAACATATTTTATATTTATCAATAATGTAGATAAGTTGCTACTAAAAGTTATCTTACCGTTTTTATGATCCATAACATATAAGCCATTAGAGTTCATCAACTCAGGCTCACCACCATATCTTCTACCTTCAGCTAACAGTTTATCTTGCATGTAATCTTCGTTGTACAAGAAGTCATCATTAGTATCAGCTCCACTTAAATTATTAGCATTTAAAGCTTTAAACCTAGTCTCTGTAGTAGATTCACTTTGTGTAGCTAGATTAGTACTATCAAACGTATAGTTAAGATCTGTGTCTTGCACTATAGCTTCAGAAGGTTTAGAAGTTATTCTACCTTCTGGTATAGGATGTTCTATACCTGAATCATCAACCCAACTTATAGAGACTAAGCCAACGTAATCTTGAGGTAAAGGTATAGATAGTGATGCAGGTACCTCAACTTCTTGTATCTTTTCTACTCTTGATATATCATAAGAAAACTCTTGTATACCTCTTTTAGCATGAAACAACACATCAGAACGTCTAGCTTTATCAATTATTTTACCATCACCAACGTAACCAACTATAAAGTTAGAAACAATGTCAGCTAATGAAACATGTTGATAATTACCATAATTTTCATCACCACTATTAAAAGTGTTGTCTGCGCCAGCGTAATAACTTTTTGGAGTATCTGTTATTAATCCCATTTATTAAGAATTTTGTTGGTTAAAATCGTTTACTTCTTTATTTGCTGCTGTTTGAACAATATCTGGATCTTTTATAGTAACACCTGCGTAGTTTAATATTCTTGTTATTAATGATACTTCTTCTGAGGGGTGTAGTTGAAAGTCTGTTGAACTTCCACTATCATAAGCATAAGCACTAGTACCACCACCAGTAAAAGCCCAATTAGGATCTGCAGGTACTTTAATAAAGTCTAAAGTCAAAGGAGTTACACCGGCATTAGCTGGTAATACGTAAATAGAATTTTCTTTTCTATAAAATACAGGGTAAGAAGATGATGGGGCTGTTAAAGGTGAAGCGTTTAAGTAGTTTAGTTCACTCTTTGTAACTTCTTGTATTTCCAAGTTTCTCGATGCGTTTGTTACATTTATAAGTTTAAATATAGAAGTAGATGTAGAAGCAACTAGGCCAGTTGATTGATTAACAGCAATATCTTCTGATATACTTAATGTATCTATTTTTTCTTTAATATTATTAGCTATATCACCGTACTCATCGTTTACACCAAAACCTTTCTCTCTGTTTAAAGCTCTATTATAATCATAAAAAGCTTTTTCGATTAAATCTAACTGAGATAACCGGCCAAGCCTGTTGAATTGATCTGGTGTCAATAAACCGCGTTGTTCTTTATTCATTATAGTTAGAACAACTCTATATACTTTATTTACGTTTATAGCCATTATAAATTATTTTGTGACAATAGCCCCTTATTAAGATATATTAATAGGCTAATGTCATATAAAAATACGGGTAACCTAATCATTAAATTACCCGTATTAAATAAGTATTAATTATTTTAGTTTCTTTTCTATACTCTTAAAAACTTCAATACCTTCATCAGTTTTAAACCATGCTGCCAATGCTGAATAAGGATTTTCATCAAAAGGTACAGTCATTAATTTCCTACCGTTTGTAGACCATTTAAATGTTCTTTGGTCGTCAGATAATTTAATAATGTTTCTTTCTGTAGCTTTTATACCTACACCCCTAATAATTAAGTTTTCGTCTTTCGCTAATTCTAAAAATAATTTAGGATTATTCTTAGCCATAACAAAAATATCTCTTTTAATTTCTTTAGATGTCATATTTGAAACACCACCACCAATTTCAGCTCTAAGAATAGCTTCAGCTTGATCAATATCAATATCTTTAGCTGTATTCATTGCATCGAGCTCTAACTCAAATATGTCTAAATCATTAACAGCTTCAGCAAGCTCATCTCTTTCAAAATAAACAGTATCTTTGTCTGGGTGATACAATGATAATATTTTTTGTAAATTTTGATCTTCTTTTTTAACGTTTAAAACTCCGTCTCTAAAAATAATATGACCTAATTTACGTTCTCCTTTAAACTCATCAACAAAAACTGTTCGTTGGTTTTGAGTGTATTGTATTTCTCTTTGGTAACCTTTTTCCTCGTCCCACCAAAAAATATTTTTAGCTTTTAGAATATATGTTAAAGGTTCTTTACCATTTTTTAGGATGTAAATTCTATCTCGCATCTCCCATCCTGTGGCCTCTTTTTTTGGCATAATAATAATATATAATATAATTGTTAAAAAATATATACCCCCAGCATTACACTAGGGGTATATTATTGTTATCCTACTTAAACAATACGAAGTTGTTCGCAGCTTGAGTAATTAAACATTTTTCAGATAAATAGTTTACCTCCATTGCATCAAGATCAGAAGTAGCAGCACCACCAACAGAACCAGTGATCCAAGACTTCATACGACGATCATCAGCTTCAGAAGCTCTATATCTTACGTGTAAGAAAGGACGACGAATATTCTTACCTAACATTTGATCATAAACAGAAGTAGTTCCTGCAGGTACTAAAGCACCTTTGATGTCAGAGAATAATCCACGAGTAGCTTGGTTGTTCAAGTATTTCCAATCAGTCTTATAAAAATCATAAGAACCTCTACGGAAACCAGAGAAACCTAAGTTAAGCGCCATATCTTCGCTGTTTTCAAATACACCGAAAGAAGTACCACCGTTGTAACCTCCGTTGATAGTGCCTAAAGCATCATCAAGATTTAAAGAAGCAGAACGATTTAAAAACAACATGTTTTCTTCGATAGCACCTTGCTTATCAAGCTCTTTTAATACAAGATCAAAATCAGCGATAGTATCAGCAGAAGTATCAAATACGTTAGTAGCTACGTTACCACGTGACTCAACAGCAGCGAAGAAACCTTCAGAACCTTCAAGTTTTAAAGGATCTAAAACTGCGTGTGTCGCAACTTTATTTTCAGCTTCAACTAAAGCAGTCTCACAGTAATCTTCAAAACGAGTACGTGTATCACCTTCAGCTTTCATGTACCATAAATAACCTGCTTGACCAGCTTCGCCAGTAACTTCAACCCAACCAATTTGAGAAGCATCAGAACCAGAAACTTCAAATTTATCTTTCAAGATAAGTGGACGGTTAGAAAAAGACTGGAAGTTAGGCTCAACAGAACCACTCATACCACTATCACCTTTAGCAAACTCAGAACCGTAAACGAAAAGACTTACAGTATTAGAAGCGTTAAGACCAGCAGATATAGGACCAGTAGCATTAGAGTAAGCAGCTACAGTTAAAGTATTATTATCAGGTACAGCAGTAACGTAACATTTGATAACAGTACCGGTAACATCATCACCTACAGCTACAGTTTGTCCAACACGAACAGCATGAGTTCCAGAAGATGCAATAGTAATAACAGATACACCTGAACCTTCAGCTGCGATAGCCGCACCTGCATAAGATAAGTGTAGTCTTGCTTGCTCAGACCAGATTACTTGGTCAGAAGTCATAGGCATTTCAGCGCCTACCATACGTAAGAAAGAAGCTACAGAACGATTTCCGTAACGCTCTACTTCTTGCTCATACAAATCTGGAAGATATTGTTGAGTCCAGTTTACTCCACCTGTGTGGAAGTTTAAATAATTTTCAGCCAAAGTAACTTTACTCGCATTAGGAGTTAAGTCAGTTGGCGTTGTAAATGTTGCAGTTGCCATTTTTTATTTTTTTTTATTTTCTAAATTTTACTTTTAATTTAGAGCTATCACTACCGCTTACCACTCTAACTTTTTGGCCACCAGCTTCAACTACACCAGCAGATGTATTACGTTGTCCCATATTAATATTTTTAGACTCTATATTACGCTGTTTAATAGCATCAGCTTTACCTTGTTCATAAAAGTGATTGGCAATAGCATCGGCATTTTTCGCTGCGAATAAAGCTTTGTGATAACCAGGTCCATCTTTTAACATGTTATTTTCGTCTAAGTAACTTCCTAAAACGTTCATAACATCACTTTGAACTTGCTTAACATTGTTAGCATCTTTAACATTGTAACGGTATTTTTTTTCTCCAACTTTAAAATCAAAACCTTTGAAGTTTTCATTAAAGAAACTATCTGTTACTTTCGTAAAATGATTGCTTTGCTTCTCTTGTAGCGATTGTGCTTGAGATTGCTCTTGTTTATATCGATCGAAAAAGTCAATAGCTTTTTGTTGTTCAGGATTTAACCCAGACTTCAACTTGATTTCTGAGTAGTATTTATCCTTTGTTTCTTCCAAAAAGGTTTTTGCTTTTGCAATTTCTTCTTTGTACGCTAATTTCTTGCGTTTCACATCTTTTTCATCATCAAGATCTTCATCGTAAGCGAAATTATCTTCAATTAAAAAATCTATTTCTGATTTATCTAAATGTGATTTAGTTCTTTTGTAGTATTCGTCAAGTAAAACTCTTTCGTTTACACTTGAATAATCCGCGTTTAATCTTGCGTAGTCATCTAAAGTAGCACCAGGATTGTCTTTTAAAAAATCAACTAATTTTTCTACGTTTTCTGGTAGCTCGACTTGTGCTTGTTCTTGCGGTTGTATTTTTTCTTGTTCTTGTGTGGTGTTGGCATTATCATCGCTTGCTGCCACTCTTGTCTCGTTAACTGTATCTTTTTCATCAGTTACTTCTGTTAACGTTTGATTTACTTCTTCTTGCGGCTCTTGTTCGACTTTGTCTTCTTGCTGCTGCTCGTTTTTTTCTTCAACTTGCTCTTGTGGTTCATCTTGTTTTACTTCTGGTTGTTTTCTTAAATCTACCTTATAGACATTTTCTTTAGTATCGAAACCAGCTTTATTCAATACTGATTCTTCTTTTTCAGCACTACTAAGTTCTGGAGTTTCGTCTACTTCTACTTTTATTACTTCTTCTGACATAATTAAATATTATAAAAAAAAATTATTTTATCTTGGTTCGAATTGCTCTAAACCAAATCCACCCAAACTATCAAACCCTGCTGATTCAAAGTTTTTAGGAGGTGTACTTTTTTGTCTCTGCTCTATTAGTTGAGACTGTTGAGTAGCTTGTATTTTAGTTCTTTTATCTTTTCTATCTTCTTTGTACTCTTCCTTATTATTAATCACCTGTAAGTCAGTTTCTTTAAGTTTCATGTTGAGTTCAAACTCATGTAACATTAACTCTTTCTTAATAGCTGCTTCTCTTTCTAACTTAGTTAAGTCAAATTCCATTTGAGCTTTATTAAGCTGTACCTTACTTTCTGTAATAGCTTGTTGCTTTTGAACATCTGCCGCTGCTGCCGCTTGAGCTGCTTGAGCATTAGACTGTGATTGAGCTTGTATATTTTCCATTTGCGTCAATCTGTCTTGAGCCATTTTGTTTTTTCTTTTTAGCTTCAACAATTGATTTGCTAACTTAATATTTTTAACATCTCGTATATCAATAGCGTCTTCCAAGAATATTTGATCTCTACTTAAAGCAACTTGTATATTGTTTTCTAGTAATTGTTTTTCTTCTTCATCAGGTGCTAATTCTAAAAATATTCCAAAGTCGTGAAGATACAAATCTTTTACTTCATCTATTATACCAGCATTGACCTGTCCTATTGATCTAATTAAAGACTCAGACAACGTAGAGTATTCAATAACATCAGAAGATATAAGAGATACATTTTCAGCAGCCCTTAAACTTAAATGTAAACATGCTTGTAAAATATGTCTAGTAGCAGTATTTGAATTAGCAGCAGCGAGTTTTTGTAAACCAACTAAAGCATTAGAGTCAGGCATACTACCGTCTCTAGCTTCATTTAAACCTGTGACATCTCTAATCATTTGAAGATTAAAGTTGTAGTTATTTATAAGGCTAGCCATTTTAGATCCACCATTAGAAGACTGCAACTCTTGAATAGGTACTTTACCATGATTAAACTCACCGTCTTGAGTCATAGACCTACCAATTACACTACCAGTTTGAAAATACATGTTTAATGCTTCTTCCGGAGTGTAGTTAGTTCCATTACCTAAATCTATTTCAGCAATACCATCAGCATCTAAGTAGACACCATCAGGTACTATTCTAGACATAACTTGTTGCATTTTTAAATGCGTTAGTTGTATCATGTCAGCGAAAGTAGTCATCCTGTTAACAAGCGAGTCAATTTTACCTTTGTAAACTCTAGGAGCTACAATGTTGTAACTCATGTGCACTCTATTAGTTTCAGACTTTGGTCTTACCATGTTTTCAGCTAAAGACCACTCTAACATTTTATTTATACCTACTATTTTAGCACCTCTATATAATACTTCTTCAGCTCTAGCTTCTTTAGTAAATAAGCTTCTACTATCTTTTGGTGGATTAAAATTATCATCTTTTTTGATAGCTTTATCAGCACCAGAAGCTGTCTTTTTAATTTTATGTACCTCATGTCTAAAAGTCTTATATTCGAAATATAAAACATAAACATAGTTGTTGTCAGAAGAATCTATAGAACCATAGGACTTATTATAAAGTAAAGTATTACTGTTTAAACCTTCTATTTCTTTTACATCTTCTTCTGTTAATCCTGGATATTGTTTCTTAAGTTCAGATATTGTTGTTCTCTTTACCTCACCCACGTAGTATAAATCACTAAAGTAAGGGTCTTCAGTGTAAGAATAAACAATATCAGCAGGATCAACGTACTCAATCTTTACACCATCAGCTGTATTAAATGTTGTTTTATTGCAAGCTATACCTAAAACCGATAAATCATAAAGTAATCTTCTTTCAGTTAAATCATACTTATTTTTAGCATATATATTACTAACTAAAGTTTCTTGAGCTACTTCAATAGACTCTTTATAATCAAGCTGCATTTTAAGCTCCAACTCCTCCATGCTAAAAGGAATATCTTCTGGGTTGTTTTTAAACATGGTAACTCCAAACTCAGCTTGAACTTGTTCTAATAACTCTCTGTTTTGCATGTCATCTACTAGAGACTTAACATAGTCTGTTTTTTTCTTTACAGAAGCAGGATCTTGAGCATAAGCTTTTACATCATAAACTCTGTTTGACATACCATTAACTACTATATCTACGAATTTAGGTATAATAGGTACATTTTTCCAGTCTAAATTTAAGTAAGATAAATCACCGTTAATTGATAATTCATCTTTATATTTTTGTATGCTCTGTTCTCCTCTTGCGTATAGTTTTAATCTATGAAAGTTATCTCTATTAGCAAAATATCTAACACTACCAGAATCTCTTCTGAACCACTCTCCTTCTATAGCCTGTGCAACTTCCGTTCCATACTCTAAAGAACTCTTGTAACTGTCACTAACTGCTTGGCTAGGAAATACACCTCTTGGTAATAAATCTGACATTTAATCTAATATTTTTGAAATTGTTCCGTTGTTGTTGTATCTTTTAAATGCAAAACCCACTTTAGTAGTTTTCCTTTCTTGTTTAGGAGTGTAAGCATTTTTATTGCAAGCCATTATAGCTAACCCTGAGCTGATAGCTGCATCAAATTTAGTTCTTTTATTAACGTCGAACTTAGACCAATCATTTAAGGTTTGATTAAAGTACATGTCTCCCATCTCTTTTGAATCTTTTAAACCTACATGATTTTCAATATAAGTTTCTATAGCTGCAGCGTGTGCTTGTCGCATATCTTCACTAGAGTTTGGTACACCACCTATTTCTTTTTCAGCAACAGATAATTTGTTGTAAACTTTATCAGGTCTGTTTATTGAAAAACCTCTATAACCTCTTCTTTTTAAATAATATAATAAACGTGGTTTGTTATTCTCTGCTAGTATAGGCATACCGTAAAAATGCAATGCCA